CGACAGAGTGCATCCAAAAGAATTTTTAGATCATTTGCCTAAATGGATGGTAGGTGTAGATGTGCTGTGGGGACATGGCTATGGGTTTGACATTACAATTATTGAAGATATGTGTCGCCAGTGCAGTAAACCTATTCCGTGGCAGTTTTGGCAGGTGCGTGATAGTCGCACGTTGTTTGCATTAGCCAAAACAGATCCTCGTAAGAGTATGCAAACGGACTTGCACAATGCACTAGCAGATGCATATTTCCAAGCAAAAGGCGTACAAATGGTTTACAAAGAACTTGGAGTTACAAAATGACTATAGATGGGCTTACAACTGAACAATGTAAAATGTTGGATATCATGTGGGAAAAGGAAACCTGTGATGAATTGTTTGAATGGTTTCAAAGTTTGAGTGAAGAAAAGTTTCATATGGCAATGACACTTCATCAAATGCTTACACATGAAATTCATGAAGAATTAGTAGAAAAAGGTACACAAGACGCTGTACAAATGTTAACAAAAATTGGAGTAAAAGTATGACAGACGGACCATTTAAATCAGCATTTGACGCTGATACAGACGGGGTAGTACGTCGAGAGATTATCACATATCGTATGAAAAATGGTATTATGGTAAAAGAAGAAGCAAGTCGTGATTATTACAAATCGGGTGACTATCATGATTCAAACAACAGTAAGCCTTTGGTTCACCAGTGATACGTTGGTATGATTATCCTATAGCATTTTTAGTAGCAGATGTAATGGCAACTGCTTTTTTCAGTATTCCTATTATAGGTGCGTTTGTTGCTTGGGGTATCTACGAAATGTGGAACTACATTTACATTCCTTGGAGGTATAATCAAGAATATGGAGAATAGTCCTATAAACACACTACAACAGCTGATGACAATCACAATGGAAGAATGTGGAGAACTTACACAACGTTGTAGCAAAATAATGCGCAAGTATGAAACTTTAGACTTGATTGAAGAAGCGCAACGTGTTAAACTAGTGGAAGAATTAGGCGATGTATTTTGTATGATGGAACTGATGGTTGAACATGGAATCACAGACTGGATTGAACTACAGGATCGAGCAGACGTAAAAATAGAAAAACTTAAGAAGTGGAGCACTCTAATCAATGAATAAGTTAATCGAAAATTTAATGAAATCGCCTGCTTGGCACGATCTACTAGATGCTGTTGTTGTAGAGCGTCTAAAAGATAGCAGAGATGTCTGCATTCAGGAGCGTGAGCGCCTTGATAAAATTGACAATCGCAAGCCATTTCAAGAAGAAGATTGGCAAAGCCTTGTGCAGGATATTCACGCACTGGACAGAATCATTGAATATTACGGTGGTAATCTTTGACTAGACTTCGTAAGAAAAGACTGCTATTATTAGCAAGAGATGGCGGTGATCACAAACGTTGGTATAGTCAATACTGCGAACTAATAAAAGAAGGCTTGATTACTTGGCAAATTGGCATTGCCTTTTTAACAGATGAAGGCGCTATAGAATTGTATGAAATGGAAAACCAATGAAAGTAACAATGTGCGATCCTCCTAGTGGTTGGAAGTATGGATTTCCTAAACCGTTGCCAGCAGACTTGGGCGAAGATGAAAGTATCATTCCTTGGCTGTTGAGTGAGGGATATCCGCAGAAAGAGATTGACAACTGCGGCAAACACTTTTATTGTAGATATTGGGAACAGGAAGAAGAATGAAAGAATTATGGGTAGAAAAATATCGTCCAAAGACGGTAGAAGGATATGTGTTTAGAGATGACGCACAAAGAAATCAAGTCAAAACATGGATCAAAGATAAAACTATTCCGCATTTGCTTTTTAGTGGCAATGCTGGGATTGGTAAAACTACTCTTGCTAAACTACTTTTTAACGAACTCGATGTAAATCCGCTGGACATTTTAGAAATCAACGCAAGTCGCACAAACTCAGTAGATGACGTGCGAGACAAGATTGTTGCGTTTGTACAAATGATTCCGTTTGGTGACTTTAAGGTTGTGTTGTTGGACGAGGCTGATTACTTGTCACCAAACGCACAGGCAGCATTGCGTGGTGTTATGGAAGAATATCACAGCACAGCAAGATTTATTTTAACATGTAATTATCCAAATAGAATTATTCCAGCAATTCATAGTAGATGTCAAGGCTTCCACATTGCTAAGATTGACCAAACAGAGTTTACAGCAAGAGTTGCAGAGATTCTTATCACAGAAGGTATTACTCCAGACTTAGATACACTTGACACATATGTAAAAGCAACATATCCAGACTTGCGCAAGTGTATCAACATGGTACAAATGAATTCAGTTGAAGGTAAACTTGTAAGCCCACAAGAAGGTGATAGTGGCGAGAGTGACTGGAAACTGGATATGGTAGAATTATTTAAAGCAGGTAAAATTGGTGATGCACGTAAGTTGTTATGTGGATCTGTACGTGCAGAAGAAATGGAAGAAATTTACCGTTGGCTTTATGATAACATTGAATTGTTCGGAAGTGAGGATAAACAAGATCAAGCAGTGCTAATTATTAAGCAAGGACTTGTTGATCACACACTTGTAGTAGATCCAGAAATTAATCTTGCAGCAACACTAATTAGATTAGGAGCATTATGAAAATTTTAATTATGGGATTGCCAGGTAGTGGTAAAACACATCTGGCCGAACGTTTACAAAAACATTTAAATTGTGCATGGTTCAATGCGGACGAAGTAAGACATATGGCGAATGACTGGGAATTTAGTGAAGACGCTCGTATTAGACAAGCACGCCGTATGAAAAATATAGCAGATTATGAAAAAGGATGTGGCAGAGATGTAATCTGTGATTTTGTTTGTCCTACTAAAATGACACGTTACATTTTTGAAGCAGATTACGTAATATGGATGAATACAATTATAGCAGGCAGATTCCAAGACACAAATAAAATGTTTGAAGAACCTGAAAATGCCAATTTAGTTATTGACAAATTTTTATCTGACGACGAAATAGCAAGTTTAGTAAATGTAATTGCAGGAGTACATGCTTAATGTTTGATTGGAAAAAACCTACAGCACAGATGCTAGGCCGTTGGCAGCCATGGCATAATGGACACACAGCACTATTTAAAAAAGCACTTGCAGAAACTGGACAAGTTTGTATTATGGTACGTGATGTTGGAGGTATTGTAGGTGAAGATGCAGGAGCAGGACGTACAGCAACACAAGATGATAATCCATTTCGTTGGAATCAAGTTAGACAAAATATTGTTGCAGGACTAGCAGAACATAACTTTACAGAAGGAGTTGAGTATGTTATCATGCAAGTGCCTAACATTGTAGATATTAGTTATGGTCGTGGAGTAGGTTACACATTTACACAGCATGACTTAGGTGACGAAATACATAACATTAGTGCAACTAAAATTAGAGCTAAAATGAGAGAAGAAGGAAAGTTATGACATATATTGTAAATGATCAATGTATACGTTGTAAGCATATGGATTGCGTAGAAGTATGTCCAGTAGATTGTTTTTATGAAGGCGAAAACATGCTGGTAATTAATCCAATTGAATGTATTGACTGCGGTGTTTGTGAACCCGAATGTCCTGCAGACGCTATCCAAGCAGACACAGCACCTGGTGCAAAACCTTGGGTAGAATTTAATAAAAAATGGAGTGATATTTGGCCTAATATTACCGAAATGCGTAAAGAAGATGTGCCAGTGGATGCAGAAGATTGGCATGGTGTAAAAGGCAAAATGCAATATTTTAGTGAGGAACCAGGGCGTGGTGACTAAAAATAAAAAACTAGTAAATGACATAGTGCGTATCAGCGTACTAGAAGAAGAAATAGCATATTACAAAACGCTACTGCAACCACATGATACAGGACACATTAACACAACTATTAGTTTCCTAAGTCAAAGAATATCAAACATTAAAGGAGAGTTAGCCGGATGGCCGTTCGATTAGTAAGTTACACAAAAGCAACAGAAGAGTTTGTAAAAGAAGGAATCAATAACGATGACTTGTTGGATTTGGTTGCATTTTGTGCCAGGGTAAGCAATCCTGCAAATCAAATGAATAGCGAAACAAGTGAGAAACTTGTAAAGTATTTGATCAAACATGCACACTGGAGCCCACTAGAAATGGTAAACGTATGTATGGAGATTGATACAACTCGTGATATTGCGCACCAAATTGTGCGTCATCGTAGTTTTGCATTCCAAGAGTTTTCACAACGGTATGCCAATCCAGAAGAAATGGGTGATATGTTTGTTGTGCGTGAAGCAAGACTGCAAGATCAAAAAAATAGACAAAACTCTATTGATACTGACGACGATGTATTAAAAGACAAATGGGAAGAATTACAACAAGACGTCATGTTTGCTGCTGGTAAAGCCTATAAGTGGGCTATAGAAAATGGAATTGCTAAAGAACAAGCTCGTGCAGTTTTACCAGAAGGATGTACAAAAACACGTCTTTACATGAATGGTACACTGCGTAGTTGGATTCATTACATTGAGTTGCGAGGTGCTAATGGAACACAAAAAGAACACATGGAAATCGCTTGGGAGTGTGCTAAAGTCATCTCAGAGATATTTCCTCTCGCATCGGAACTCACAGATGCCGCCAATCATTGAAGTAGATGTAGAATGGACTGAACACTACGCATGGTGGCCTGTGCGTAGCAGTTTCAGCAAAAAGCGCATCTGGTTTAAAAAATATCACGTAGGTGAAATATTTTATGATGCAATGGGTAGGCCACCTATAAAGGAAAAAAGTTGGAAACTCATTTATACTGAAAATGAGTATTTGATGTACCTTTTAAAACAGGATGAAAAATATAATCATCCTTTAGATCAGCCGCCTTTATTTATTAGTAGTAGGGGACGTAGTGGCCCCCTACCTGGGTATTAAGCATCTCCGTAAATAGTAAGAACTTCTTTTACCGCTTCATGTCTTTCAATATCTCCTTGAACAAAATGACATACAGCAATGTGTTGTGTGTCAGACTTTTCTAAATGGTTAACAAAATCAATAAGTCCGTTGTCTTTTAAGCGATCTGCTTGTGCTAAATCACCAGTGACAACCATTTTACTACCGTGACCTATACGTGTTAGTAGCATTTTCATTTGGTTAGGAGTTGCATTTTGCATTTCATCTGCAATTATGTAACTATTTTTAAAAGTGCGTCCTCTCATGTATGCCAAAGGAGATATTTCGATTACACCTTCTTTAATCATTCCTTCTATTTCATTTGAATAAAAATATTCACGGAATACATCAAAAATAGGTCGTGTCCATGGTGCCATTTTTTCTTCTAATGTACCTGGAAGAAATCCTAAATCTTCATCTGCACTAACTGCCGGTCTTGTAACAATAATCTTATCTACTTCTTTTTCAAAAAAACTTTTTACAGCAGCCTGTACTGCAAGCATAGTTTTACCTGTACCTGCTGGACCTATTCCAAAGACAATGTCTTTACCCGGTTCCAGTAACTTTAGTACATACGTTTCTTGATTTCTATTTCTTGGTATTATGTCTATGTTATGTTGTTTCTTTGGTAGGAAATTGTTTATTCTAACAACATTGTTGTTAAATGATTGTTGCCTTTTGGCTTTTGCTTTACCCATTAAGTCCTCCTTAAAATGGTTTAGCAGGTGTTTCCTAGTGCAGGAAACCTTTCCTGCTAAGGTATTTACTTTTCTAATCTAAATCATTAAGTGCGTATTGAACTTTTTTTATATGTATGTTATAATTGATAAATATATTAAATTGAGGAAATACCATGAGCCAAGTACTAGATCAGTTAGAGGTAATTAAAAATTTAGAATCTATATATGATAGCGATTATGCATTTCGTGTATTAAAAGATTTTGAAAGAGTCATAGATGAATTGAACATCTATGTGTATAAAAATTGGGAAAACGGTGAACTAGTACAAGGACCAAATGTTGACAGACATTGGGTTAGTTGTATGTTTATGTGGCCTCGTGATGAAATGCCAGATCCAACTGGTGGCAAAAGATTAGCTGATTATGATTGCCAAGTTAAATATGGCAAAGGCGATATACTTGTTCCTCGTCAAATTAAGACACCAGATGATTTCCGTCCAGGCACTAAAAAAGGTAAGCTAGACAAAAAAGAAGTATGGTTTGTAAAAATTAGTATGCCTAAAAAATTAATTGCAGACATATATGGTGGTGCAATGCCTATTGAAAAATTAGAAACTGAAGAAATTACTCCGGCTACAGGTGATGCAATGGCTGCACCAGCTGACACAGGAAATGTTGATTTAGGAGGTTTATAATGGGTTTACGTGCAGGTGATTTAAGAGATTTAGTTTATGACATTTTTGAAATAGACTCTTACAAAAGCAAAATGGGCGATGATGCTGATATTGTAGTTGTGAGTTTTGATGTAAAACAAAAAGAAGCAGCAAAAGATTTGGTAAATTTTATAGAAACTGCACATGATTTTGTGTTAGATGCCGATCACACACCTGGAGAAGTAGATACAGGTGTTTACAAAGTTTTTGTTGAGATTGATAGAAATAGAGATATTACTAAAAATATAATGGATATGGTAGAAGGTTTAAAAAACCTAACAGATCAAGATTTTAGATACAGATATCATAAAGCATTTAGAAGTCAAGATGTAACAGAAGACAATTTAAGTGTATCTGTTCCTGTTGACGCAGACAGCTATAATGTTGCTGTCTTAGAAAACAAAATGAATAGTTACAAAGAATTCTTTAGTAATAGTTTTGTAGATGATATAACATTGCTAGAAAACAAACTTACAATAAAAAAAGTTTACGCAGATCCTGTACAATTTGTGTTTAAAGATTTTGGTGATCGCGAAACTATGTTAGAAAATATTAAGGAAAAAATTAACGTTAACGACTATGCTGAAATTCTATTCTTAACTAAATATGTTGGAGATTACAATATTACAAAGTTTGGTAAAAGAACATTAACATTTGAAAACAAAGACAAGATACTAGTAGTAGAAAGACACCCCCAATAATAACAATAATAAAAAATTTGTGCCTCGGGGTAGCACTCTTAACAAAGGAACAAATTTATGGCTAAAGAAGATTTCGATTTTGATTTCGAACCGTGGATGGCAGAAGAATTAATCCACAGAGATGATTGGGAAGAATGGTATGAAGCAATGTGCGAAATTCTTCCACTATGGGATATTAATACTATTCCAAGAGTAGCAGGCTTTATTGCACAATGTGGACACGAAAGCGGCGGCTTTAGAGTTCTTACAGAAAATCTAAACTATAGTGCAAAAGCACTCAATACTATTTTTCCAAAGTATTTCAAAAGAGCAGGAAGAGACGCAAATGAATATCATAGACAACCTGAAAAAATCGCTAATGTCATTTATGCAAACCGTATGGACAACGGAGACACAGAGAGCGGTGATGGGTGGCGTTTCCGCGGAGGCGGCCTTATTCAGCTTACTGGACGTTACAACTACACTGAATTCGCCGAAGATGTAGATATGACTGTAGAAGAAGCAGTGGACTATGTGCGTACCAAAAAAGGTGCGTTGGATAGTGCTTGCTGGTTCTGGGACGAAAACAACATCAATAAGCATTGTGATAATATGGACATTCTAAAAATGACCAAACGCATCAATGGTGGCACTATCGGATTAGAAGATCGCAAGAAGCATTGGGCACACGCATTAGATGTATTAGGCGGCGATATGGAAATGGAACCAGAAGAAGAAAAAGAGTTAAACACAAATCAAACTATTCGTCAAGGTTCACGTGGTCCACTAGTACAAGAAGTACAAGAGATATTGGGCATTGAGCCAGCAGATGGTATCTTTGGTCCAGGCACTGCTCGTCAAGTTAAAGAATGGCAAGCAGCAAACGGTCTAGTGGCAGATGGTATTGTAGGACCAAATACACTGGGAAAGTTGTTAGGGTAGGTGGTTTAGGTATGGGCATGAAACTTGCAGGAGTAATGTTTTTGATAATGTGTGCTATGGGTGGCATAGGTTATTGGTATTATAATGACACGCAGCAACGCATGGCCATACTACAAGAAAACAACGCTAAACTAGAAATAGCAGTAGCAACCAACGAAGAAGCATTAGAAAGTCTACAAGCAGATTACGCATCTGCACAAAACGAAATAGCAAGTCTAAATGATGCATACACTGCTATTCGTAGACAAAATCAAAGACTAGCTGATAAATTACAAGAGATAGATTTAACAGCAGCAGCTATAGCAAATGCCGAAGGTATTGAACGTGCAGTAAATAGAGGTTCGGAAAATGCTGGTAGATGTTTTGAACTTCTATCGGGGGCAGAACTAACTGAAAAAGAAAGGACAGCAGAAAATGACATCGCTTTTAATAAAGAGTGTCCTTGGCTTTACGATGATTATAAGTCTCGCGGCCTGCTCAACCAAACCCCAGCAGATTGAGGTTAGTGCAAAACCAATAGAAAAACCAACATTAACACTACCTCCTGTTGATGAACTCAACATGAGAAAAGTAGAATGGATTGTTATCAATGAAGCTAATGTAGAAGCTGTTATTGCTAAACTAAAATCTGAAGGCAAAGCATTTGCACTATATGGATTAACAGGCGATGGCTATGGGAACTTAGGTTTAAACTTTTCAGACATCCGTGCACTAGTGCAGCAACAGCAAGCAATCATAGCAGCATACGAAGGCTATTATCAAGCAGCAGAAGAAGCAATGGAAGGTGCTGTGATAAACGAATAAATACGCATATATAGAGGGCAAACAATGTGGGAAATGATAGATAGAATGTTTGGTGATACACTGTGGATTTACACAGCGATTGCCGGATCGTTGCTAGGGGCAGCATTCTTAGCGTGGTTTAGAAACACACACGCAGCACTTTACTTAATGTCAAAGTTTGATGCTCTACTAGATTATCTAGTAGATCGTTTTGGATGGGACTGGTTACAGGACGATCCAGAGGCTTGGCGCAAACGGTATCCAAAAGTAACTAAAAAGATTGACGACCTTGAAAGTCGTTTACAAAAAATAGAGGGCAAAATAAATGATAACGGAGATGAACTTTAAGGAGCGTAGTCTCCTTTTTGCTAACTTGGCAAGCATAGCATACAGTGACGATGTAGAAGAAGTTAAAAAAGCAGTGCGCAAACTGGGCTTTACAACAGTAGAGTTTTACAACAGAGATGGCGCACAAGCATATCGCTTTATGAACAAAACAGATTTGGTCATAGCGTGTCGTGGTACACAACCATCAGAGTTTAATGATATCAAAGCAGACTTAAATGCTGTTCCTGTTATTGCAGAAACAGTTAGTCGTGTACACAAAGGTTTCAAAGCAGAAGTAGACGAACTTTGGCCAATGGTGTTGGAAGACATTGATCGTAAGGCAAACGCAGGCAAAAAACTTTGGTTCTGTGGACACAGCCTAGGTGCTGCAATGGCAACTATTATGGCAAGCAGGTGTCACTTGTATGAAGATATTGATCCTGTACAAGAACTTTACACATATGGTTCACCGAGAGTAGGCTGGAATGGTTACTGCAAAAGCCTAGGTGTTACACATCACCGTTGGGTCAATAACAATGATATAGTAACACGAGTACCACTAGCAGCAATGGGTTACAAACATCATGGCACTGAGCATTATATGAATGCATATGGTAAATACCGTAAGTTAACAACATGGCAACGCATAAAAGATCGTTGGCGTGGAATGTGGATGGGCATTAAACAGGGCAAGATCGACAACTTTGGAGATCATTCAATGACCGAATATATTGCCAACTTGGAAAAAATGGAGGGCTAACATGCCAAGGAAAAAGCCAGAAGATTTAAAAAGCAGTGGAGCAGCACCGGAACCTAAGCCAGCAGCAACACCTGCACCAACACCGACACCAGCACCTGCTCCTGCTCCTGCGCCAGTTGCAGCAGCACCGGCACCGCAACCTGTAAGTGGATATCATCCTGCAGACCTAAACGGTGACGGACATGTAGATGCTGAAGAAAAAGCAATGGAACTAGAGTTTCGTCGCAAGATGCTAGAAGACCAAGATGCAATGCGTGATGCACAACGCAGCATGGCTTGGTTTGCATTAGGGGGAATGTTGCTATATCCATTCAGTGTTGTACTTGCAGTTTGGTTAAGTTTAGATCAAGCAGCAGATGTATTGGGCAGTATGGCAGCAACATACTTTGTTTCAGTTGCAGCTATTGTAGCAGCGTTCTTTGGTGGACAAGCATACACGCAGTCAAGTTCAAACAAAAAGCGGTAGGGCCTAAATAAGTAATAGTATGGACTATTACAGCAGGTTAGGCGTGAACAAATCGGCATCGCCAGAGGAACTCAAAAGAGCATACAAAAAACTGGCGATGCAACATCATCCAGATCGTGGTGGTGATCAAAAAACTTTCCAAGAAATCAACGAAGCATACGATACATTAAAGGATCCTGCTAAACGTCAGCAGTATGATGCTCCTAAACAAACATCATATTCTAACAGACAAGAAATGAATATGAATGATTTTTTTAACATGTTTGGTCAGAGAAGTGTTAAAAACGCAGATGTCAAAGTTAGAATAAATCTCACACTTGAAGAAGTTATGCAAGGAAAAGATCTTATTGCATCATATAGGTTGAGAAACGGACAACAGATTGATGCTAATATTCGAATACACGCTGGTGTAGAAGATGGAGAAGTAATAAGATATGGTGGACTAGGAGATAATGCCTACACTCAACTTCCTAGAGGAGATTTGCTAGTCCAGGTAAGAACAATGTCACACCGACATTTTAAACGTGAAGGAGCACATTTACATACTACGGCTGATGTAAACATATTTGATTTGATATTAGGCACCGAGATTGTAATAGAAAAATTGACAGGCGGTCCATTAAATGTTAAAATACCTAAAGGAACTGATCCCGGAACAGTGTTAAGTGTACACGGATATGGATTGCCAAGTAACCGTAGAGGACGTCCTGGAAATCTATATGTAAAAATAAAAGCAAAAACACCAAAGATTGTTAATCAAAGTATATTAGAGAAGGTAAAAGACTTAAATGATGAAATTGATAGAAGCACCTAACTTAATGTTAGAAACTGCTGTTGACAAGTTTCCTATTGATATAATGCATCCTGCTCCTGTAGCATTAGACATGATTGATGTAATGAATAAAGAAAATGGTATAGGATTAAGTGCCAATCAGGTTGGATTTAATGGTCAAATATTTGTTATGAAAGCAAAACATAACTTGCGTAATGGAAGTCCATTGGTTGTAATCAATCCTGTCATCAGGGGACTAAGTCAAGAAAAGGAAGCGCACGAAGAAGGTTGTCTTAGTCATCCAGGATTGTATTTAAAAGTAAGACGTCCAATAAGTTGTATGGTTGACTTTCAAACCTTGACAAGTGACTTTAAAAATGTTATAACTGTAAGTGAGAAGTTTGATGACATTGATGCAAGAGTATTTCTACATGAATATGATCACCTTCACGGTATTCAGTTTATTGACAGAGTTTCAAAACTTAAATACGATATGGCCGAAAAACGGAGAGTTAAAAGGATGAAGAATGGTAGAACCTAGCGAAGCATTACAAGCAGTTTTTGATAAAGCAGTAAATGATGCAAAAAAACTAAAACACGAGTATGTAACTTTAGAACATTTGTTGTTTGCAATACTTTGTGAAGACAAGTTTTCAGAACTCATGGAAGAGTTTGGAACTGATATTTCTGTTATGAAAAAGGTATTAGAAACATATTTACGTGACAAATGCGACGATATTAAAACCGAAGAACCAAAATATAAACCTAAAAAAACACAGTCTGTTGAAAGAATGTTAAACAGAGCATTTGCTCAAGTATTATTTCAAGGAAGAAATGAAATTGATACTCCAGACGTATTTGTAAGCATTTTATCAGAAAAGCGTAGTTATGCATATTTTGTGACTCAGCAAAATCAAATCAACAAAGAGCAGTTTGTCAAGTTTTTACAAACGCATTATGGTAATGAGATTGATGATCTAGATCAAGAACCAGAAAATACAGGTACAGCTAATAAAGCACTCAAAGCATTTACTAGCGACTTAAATGAGCAAGTAAAACAAGGCAAGATTGATCCTGTGATTGGACGCTCGGATGAAATAGAACAGGTTTCCCTAGCACTGGCACGGCGACAAAAAAGCAATGTGCTAATGGTGGGTGATCCAGGTGTAGGTAAAACTGCTATTGCAGAAGGACTTGCTTGGAAGATTGTTAACGGACAAGTACCAGAGTTTTTAAAAGAATACAATGTTTATGCACTAGATATTGGTAGTATGCTTGCTGGTTCAAAATATCGCGGCGACTTTGAAGAACGTTTTAAAATGGTATTAGCAGCACTACAGAAAAAAGGCAAGACAATCATGTTTATTGACGAAGCACACATGATTAGTGGTGCTGGTGCAGGTGGTTCTAATAGTTCTAACGATTTAGCAAATATGCTTAAACCTGCATTAGCTAAAGGAAATATTAAAGTAGTGGCCTCAACCACTTGGGAAGAATATCGCAAGTTCTTTGAAAAAGATCGTGCACTTATGCGTAGATTCCAACGTGTAGGTATTGACGAACCAAGTTCCGAAACAACTATTGAAATCTTGCAAGGTATCAAACAATATTATGAAGACTATCACGATACAGTTATTACAGATCAAGCTATCGAAGAAGCTGTAAGACTTAGTGTAAAGTACCAAGCAGATAAAAAACTTCCAGACAAGGCTATCGATTTGCTTGATGTGGCATGTGCTAGATATAAAGTAAGAGATATCACAGATAATAAAGTTGTTACCGAAACTGAAATCATGTTTGAACTTGCAAAAATGGTTAAGATACCTGAAGAGACAGTTGCTGAACGTGAAACAGAGAGTCTTGCACACTTAGAAGAAAATATGAAAAAGAGTGTATATGGTCAAGACGAGGCTATTGAAAGCATTGTTGATAAGATTCTTGTAGCACAAGCAGGATTAAAGCCTGAAAACAAGCCTATTGGAAGTTTTGTGTTTATGGGTCCAACAGGTACAGGTAAAACTGAAACTGCAAAGCAACTTGCACATCATTTGGGTGTAGAACTAGTCCGTTTTGATATGAGTGAGTTTCAAGAAAAACATAGTGTTAGTAAGTTTATTGGTGCACCTCCGGGATATGTAGGTTTTGAAGATGATGCAGGTCAGCTGATTATCAAACTACAAGAAAATCCTAACTGTGTATTATTGCTAGACGAAATCGAAAAGGCACACCCAGATGTAAGTAATGTTTTACTACAACTTATGGATAACGGAATGATTACAGGTTCCAATGGTAAAGAAGCAGATGCTAGAAATGTGGTATTGATCTTAACTACAAACTTAGGTGCACAAGAAGCAGAGACTAATGCTATTGGTTTTGGTGAAAGTATGGAAAAAGAATACGAAGACACAAGCCTTAAAAAGTATTTTTCACCAGAGTTTAGAAATAGACTAGATGGTACTATTACATTTGCAAAACTGGGTAAACCTGTTATGTTAAAAATTGTAGGCAAGTTTCTAAAAGAACTAAAAGATCAAGTCGTAGATAAAGGTGTTAACATTGAGGTTAGTGACGAAGCACTTGACTGGCTAGTTGACAAAGGTTTTAATCCTAAAATGGGTGCCCGTCCACTACAAAGAGTCATTGATGAAAAAATCAAACGTCCACTGTCAAGACAGTTGTTGTTTGGTGATTTAAAAGACGGCGGTTATGTACGTATTGACATTGTAGATGAAGAAATTTCTCTTGTGAATAAGGAAACAACCAATGCCTGAAACAAAGAAACTGCATTACAACAAATATCTTTATAAAATGCAGTTTCGCAACTCATTAGCAGGTATTTTTCGCACTGAATGGCAGCGTAAAGGAAATCTAAGTTACGCTGCTACAAAACTCAATGAGTATAAAACACAACTTAAAACGGATACTATTATAACAAAAACAAGATGGGGAAATCCAGAGATAGTACCCATCGAAGACTATCACGATGCTAATAAACTATATAGACTCTTAAAACAGAATAAAGATTATATGATAAGATGTGAATACAACACACTTAACCTTTATTCAAATGATTTAAATATGTTAAAAGATATAAGTAAAAAAATACACAACAAGTGTGATATATGGGAACCAAAAGTTGAAAATATTCATTTCCTTTTAACTAACGCAAATGTTATTTTAGTTGACGAAAAACCAGAGTTAGAATATAAAGTTACATTTGGAAGAAAAAGAGGTAAACCAGAACTTGCTTCCTGGCTAAAAAAGAACACAGATAAAAGCAAAGCAGGTAAGATTTTTATTTCAAACTGTGAAAAAAATAGTTTTTTGCAAGGTCAATACATTTATGCAAAAGACGAAAAGGTAATACTGTTATTGCAAATGCTTGTAGGAGATAATATTGCCCGTATCGATAAACTAGTTTCAAAACAAAACATAGATAAATAGTTATATAAATCATTGCGAGGATTATTATGGAATATTTTGCGAGAGTGGTTATGGAAAAGACCACAATAAACGAAAGTCTTGTTGAAAGTGCATTTGATAGTTATGACATTTTTGAAACAGAACAAGATGCTACAGTTATTCAAATACCACTTACAAGATTGTTAGATGAGGCAGAAGCAGACGAATATGCACAGCGTTTAGCCAACATGATGTTTGAAGCAGGTTATGAAGACTTTGACATTGAGATTTCTGCAGATGGCGATATTGCAGAAGACGAAATCACATACGAAGACGACGACGAGTTTTTTGAAGACTATGGCGTGTTGTGGTTTAACGAAGATGACGACTTAGACGAAGCCGAGTACCAAGGACGTAAAGTTTCGCTAGGCAAGCCAATGCAAGGTGACGTTAAAAAGTTCAAAGTATATGTAAAGAATCCCAAAGGCAATGTGGTTAAAGTAAACTTTGGCGATAAGAAAAGCAAAATCAAAAAATCAAATCCAGCAAGACGCAGAAGTTTCCGTGCAAGACACAACTGTGATAATCCAGGGCCAAGACATAAGGCTCGTTACTGGTCATGCAGAAAGTGGTAAGATGAAGATTGAAGATTTAAACTTAAAAATCGGTGACAAACTACCTTTCAATGTTGTAGAAGACATAGTAGTGTATATGAAAAATGATCCCGATTTTTATCGTAAAGAAGTATTTCCAAACTTAGGTGGTGTACAAGAAGCAGTATTATCTGGTGGTAAGTTTAATAAAAAGAATCTCCTACCTATGATAGAAAAAGCATGTGAATCATATGTGCAAAAATTTGATATTCCAAAAAGACCTGCTGATTTATTAAGCAGAGAAGAAAAAATGGAAGCTATTGGTATTTTACTTAAAGGTGAGGCAGACGCTTTCCGTAATAAGGAATACTAATGCGTTTTCAAGAGTTCAAAAATATCAACGAAGCAAAACAAATGGGTCGGGCTTTTAATCATTTAGAAGACCTAGTGTTTTTCCACGGTGTCGAAGGAGCTCTCGAAGCAATAGAACATTTGCGTGACTTGGCTACACAAGAGGGTAGCAGCAGTATACGTATGAAATGGGACGGCAATCCACAAATATATTGGGGTAGAGAAACAGCAGGTGGTCCACTAATACTTGGAGGACACAATCAATGGAGTCGCGGAGTTTTAGGTGACAGTCCTAAAGCAATACAAGACTTCATTATGAACAAAAGCGGAAATCCAAAAACGCCTGAAGAAAAGCAACAACGTGCAGAGTTTGCAAAACAGTTTGCAAGTATGTACGCAGACTTTGACAAAGCAACGCCAAAAGATTTTGTTGGGTTTGTTTATGGAGACGGACTATTTTTATCTCCGCCCGAGCTTAAAGACGGTGTATACACATTCTGTCCAAATCCTAAATCTCAAACTTGTTATCATGTAAGAGCAGAAAGCGAACTAGGACAACGTATTGCAAAAGCAAAGATTATGGTTGTAGGACATGCGGAGTTTCCAGAATGGGGCATGCCAGACAGTGCGCAACAACCTAAAAACGATTTCAGTGAGTTTGGTGGCAATCCAAGTGTTATTGTACTAGGACCAGTATACAATACAAAACCAGTAAAGGTTGATACAAAAAATCTAGACACAGTGTCAAGATTTGCAAAAGCAAACAGCAAACTAATCGATGGTTTCCTAGCAAGTGTACAAGGATTAAGCGATCTCAAAAATATTATATACACCTATGTAAACCAAACAGCAAAAGCCAAAAACTTGGATAACTTGGGTGTTGAAAACTTTTTTACTTGGTTAAGTAATAGTAAAGTAAGTAAACCCAAGCAGGCAAAAATCAACGAGTTAAATAGTAAATACAATAATGCATTAAACGCTATCTTTACATTAGTAAAGCAGATTCAAAATGCAAAAGACAATATTATAGATCAAGTAGAAGGCGAGCAAGGAGATATCTGGGATACCAACGGAGAAGGCAGAGTTCGTTATGCAGACAAAACCAAGAAGTTTGGTAATGTCAAACTTGTTCCAAGAAAAAGGTGGACACCGGGCTAATGTTATTAAGAGAGTTATTTGAAGCAGGCGAAAGCGTAGGTATTATTTTTGGTAGATTTAATCCTCCTCATCAAGGGCATAAAGCAGCATGGGAAGAAGCTGCAAAAAATACTCATTGGTATGTTGGCACAAACAAAAGCACAATTGGACCTAAAGATCCACTGCCTTTTGATATCAAAATACAAGCAATGGAAACTATTTGGCCTAACATAAAAGGACATATTATACCAGAACAAACATGGTGGAGTCTAGCAGCAGCAGTGTATAAAAAACATGGCGAAATCGATCTGAAAGTAATCACAGACGAAACAGATGCTAAAGTTTTTGTACCAGGCTTACAAAAACAAAACGGTGTTGAAGGTCGCCACGGTTTTTATAAGTTTAAAAGTATTGAATGGCAACCAGCGCCTCGTGTATCAAGTGCTACAGAATTGAGAGCAGCAGTTGCAAATGATGATCCAAAAGCATTTGCTAAGGCAGCAGGCGTACCTGCAGATACAAATGTTGCTGGTGAACCATTCTTTGATCTAGTAAAATATTATCTTGGACAACAAAATGAAGGTGCTATGAAGCGTATTGCTACATCACAATCAAACAAAGCAGATAGAACAGCAAGCAACAGCAAGCTAAAGCCAGGTTTAGACACATATAAAAAGAAACCAAAAACAAACGAAAAGTTTGCCAGTGATGCACAACGTCGAGCAGCATTTGCCGCAGGATACAAACCCAAAGGCAAGAAAAAATGAAATGGCACGATATAACAGAAAAATGGAGCAACAAATACAAACGCAGCATTAACTGTAATAATCCAAAAGGCTTCAGTCAAAAAGCACATTGCGCAGGGCGTAAGAAAAAAGAAAGTATTGAAGAAGGTTATAAACTAAAACTAGAACGAGATGCAAATGTAGATGTATTGCATATTGTAAACACTGATACAGGCGGTCGTACAGAAGTGCGTGGCAAAAAAGGTTATGAAAGTGGAAACTATGATCCAAATGACAAACTACATCAACTGTTAGATCGTGTAGGCAAAAGTGCAAACATTGCAGAACTAATAAACGGTGAAGTAGTAAGCATCAATCCAAAACACCCAGATGGTGCAAAGGCAAAAGCAGCAGCAGATGTAGCATATAATGAAAGTACAGACTTAGATAGTCTTAGAAAATTTGTTAGGTCTCAACGAGAAGCACCTGATCAAGTTCTTTATCAAATGATGATGGCGCCAGATACTTATGGACACGCAGCATCAAACTTTGTAAGAAGTTGGTATGAGAAAACAAAAGAAGAAAATGGTTTAAATGATGTAGATTCAGCGTTAGAAATAATGGTTGATGAACTTGGATTGAATGAAAACTTTGCTGACGGTAAGAAAAAAGGCAAAAGCAGACCAGGGCGTGTAAAGCGTTCAGGTGCAAGTTGCAATGGTAGTGTAACAAGTTTAAGAAAACGAGCCAAGAATAGCTCAGGCGAGAAAGCGAGGATGTATCATTGGTGCGCAAACATGAAATCGGGAAGGAAGAAAAAGTCGTAGAACTTTATCCAGACGGATATAGTAAAACGTGGAGAGAGCACGAAAGTGTTCCTGTAGAACACTACATTGCTAAACACAAAGAACACGAAGCTCGCCGAGCAAGCACAAATGAACGCCAAGATTATTGGAAAACCTATAAGAAATACTTGAAATGAATATAAGAAAAATAAATGATCCGTGGCTGCATACCGAGGTTACAGAATATTTTTCATTTTCAGAGTTTAAAAAAATACAAGAATATTTTACTGCACTTGAAATTGATACAAGTTCTGCAATCACCATACACTTTGAAAATGATAAAAAATATAACGGAGAAGTTTCATCAAGTCATATTATTTCAGTTGTTAAATCTTTTAATGTAAAAAGACAAAGTATGTTTTGCAATGAGCTCGATGAAATATTTAAAAAACGTTACAAAGAATATTTAACTCAGTGTAATATAAATCCAGAGCAGGATAACTACTATTTTGACTTTTCGTTAATGATACAACCGCCAAACTTTTTAGGACATATTCATCTAGATCATGCTTGTAGAGCAAATACACTTATCATACATATATCAGAAGAAGGAACAGGAACAGGAATATACACCGACAACAATGATGATGGATTTGTAAAATATACAGACTGGCATCCTAATGGTGGTGTAGGATGGATGTCAAACGAAGCATCTTGGCATAGAGTTGTAAACAATAAATCTACAGATAGATATATATTTAGATCTATGTTATTTGATAGAAACATTCCTATGCCCAACGGACTTAAACATGCTTAATCAACAAGTTAAAAAATGGTTTGACAAAGATATACTAAAAAACACAAGAAAAAATATTAACTTTATAAAAGAAGACTTGTCTCATAGTATTCCTTGTTGTGATCATATAAAAAGCAAAAATAAAATACTTGTTTTAACATCAGGAAGAACAGGCAGCAAGTTTTTTGCAGATTGGTTAAGAAATGATTTAGATTTATGGTATTGTGATTTTAGAAAATGTGAAATACCATTTGGTTATGAACCTTTTAAATGGGCAGGAGATTACAGTAGATTTTTTGACACTGCACAAAATAAACAGAGATTTGTTATTAAACATATTGCACATCATTTCGAAAACATGACCAAGGATCAAATAAAAACACTTAAAAACTTAGAGACATATAATGTTGTGTTGCTTAGAAAAAACATATTTGAAACTGCTTTAAGTCATAGTTTAGCATTCAAGTTTAAAAACTGGACCAAGTTAAAAGATGTGTCAACAGAAGTAGATTGGAATGATGTGAAGTTTTGGATTGATCATACATGTCAAAACTATGCCGACATATTAGATAAAATACACGGATTTGATTATGAAGATATTGTATATTACGAAGATTTAGTTTTTGGAAAATCTACTGTATGGAAAAATGAATCAAAAGCAAATACAGTAACCAACTACAAGCATTTAGAAGAAAAATCAAATAAATACATCTACAATGAACATAGAAGATTTACAGCATTTAGCAGGAATAAGAAATAAGTTTACAGGGTATACACCATATACCGCTGAAAATATGAGTATTACTGGCACAGAAAAAGCAAAGATACAACGCAAGAAAAAAATAGCACCAGGCACTGAAGAATGGTTCAAGTTGTGGTTTAGCCAGCCTTTCCTCACAGGTGAAAAACCTTACAAAGATGATTGATCATATAGATGCGAAAGATTTCTATCAGTGGAAACCTTTTAAACAAAGAATATTAGAATCAAAGCACAATCATATAGTAATATGGAATCCGGGCGAATACAATATTACAAATGCAGTTGCAGAAGAAGAACTAGCATCAACTATCACACAAGCAAATAAAACATATCGATTCATTACCAATAGACATTGGCCACTTTATTGGGCATATAAAACTATTGCAAGTACACATAAACAGATTTGTCCCAACAAGCCTAGTAAACTGTTTATATATCTTACAGGAAAAACTAGAGCGCACAGATGTTATTTTACAGATCAACTTGCAAGAGTTGGAATTTTAGAACAAAACTATTTCAGTGTAAATGAATGGCCATGGAATGAAGAATATACATATGTGTATTGGAAAAATGCTAGAAAAGTTTTACTAGATAACATAAACAAAAAGGATTACTTTAATGTACCTGTACAGTTTGAAGATAGTCTTTTTAGCGTAGTAAGTGAAAGCAGAGTTGATAGTAAAATTTTCATAACTGAAAAAACTTTTATACCGATATATCATAAACGTGCTTTTATAATACATGGCCCAGTTGGTATACATAAAAGACTACGTAAACTAGGCTTTTTTATGTTTGATGAAATATTTGATTACACATTTGATTTTGTAACTTGCGAAAAAGAAAGAGCAAAGATTATTGCCGAACAGTTGTATCAGTTAAGCATTTCAAAAATCGAAGATTACAAAAACTTGTTACAATATAAAGTAGAACATAACTATAACCATTTACTACATCTTGTTAAAAATCAACAATATATGCCAGATATCGATTTCACAGGATCTCCTTATACCCAGGCACTAAATATGTTATGAAACAAAAAGCAAGTCCTTATTGTTGGGCACCTTGGATTAGTTTTCAACATGGCAATGTCCTACAGGGAAATACACCTTGTTGTGAATGGCAAGGCGATAGACATAGTGGTAGCATAGAAGACTACTTTAACGGCAAATATCTAAAAAAGATAAAAAAGGCAATGATTAATAAAGACATGGACTTTATTAAGACAACCTGTGCAGAATGTATTGAAAACGAAGAAGTAGGTATAAAGAGCAGACGTTTAAGATATTTTGATGATCCTCATGTGAGAGAAAATAAAACCGAAAGCGTGGTTTACTTTGATTATAGACCTAGTAACTTGTGTAATCTGAAATGCAGTATGTGTAATCCAGAAGCAAGTAGTTTGATAGCTAAAGAACTTAAAGATTTTGTAAAACAAGATTATATATTACCTAAAGACTACAAAAACTTTGACATGGCAAGTATGCGTCAAATTACTGTTATAGGTGGAGAACCAAGCATACAAAAAGAAGTTTATGATTTTTTAGATTATTGCTGCGACCTAGGATTAAATGATACTTGCCACTTGCATTTTACAACCAATGCAACCAACTGTAATAGACAATGGATGTCAAGAGTAGAAAAATGGAAAAGTAAAAGTGTCGAAATAAGTTTAGATGGTGCAGGAAAAACTTTTGAATATATTAGAACTAATAGTGATTGGAAAACTATTGAAAAGAACTGTAAAATATATGAGGAAGTTGTTGTCGATGTTGCATACCATATTACTGCACTTGCGTATAATATACCTAATGTAGAAGATTGGATTGAATGGTTTTTAGACAAAAAAGAAGTTGCAATATATCCAGTGCACGGTTTGCCTTATTTGGGGATGGATATTATACCAGATGATGTTAAAAATAAAAAATTAGAATATTTAAAAAAGTTTGACAAGCCTTTTGTTAATACGCTTATTGAAATCATAGAACAAAGCACTTACAATCCTAAACTAGCTGAGAAACTGGTATACAAGACAAGAGAACAACAGGATCTGAGAAAAGGTGATATTTATAGCGTAAATGAAATATATAAATACATTATACCAGGAATATAAAATGCAGTTTATACGTGATTTATTAGAAGATGGAAGAATAGTGCGTGGTGTCAACACCACAGTCGATGTTGATATCGATCAAACAAAAGTGGAAGCTGCTAAGTTTGGTAATGAAGTGAGCATAGATGGTAAACCTGCACTTACTATGGGCGAAATGCCAAAATGGACAAAAGAACAACTGGCTGTAATGGAAGGCGGACACACGCTAGAAGAACCAAGAACCAAGTTGTTTGATTTCGATAAATACTAACATGTTATTAAGAGAGTTGCAAAATAAAAACTTTGATATATTTGTTGCGGATGTAAGAGTTCGTCACAAGTATTACAGTCAAGCGATCAAAGTTCAAGTATCTGCAAGGAATATACAGGAAGCACGTAAACAAATACAGGCAATGTATGGTAAAGATGCTACTATTATAGGATTAAAAAAATCATGAAGATGCAAGACATTTTAGAAGCAGTGAAGCAAAGAGATCCTAGCAGTAAAACTATGCAGGATATTCGCAAGAGTGGTGCAGCAGGTGCTCACAAAGATAAAAAGAACGTACTACCTCGCAAAGAAAAACACAAAGGCAAAGCATACGAAGAATATAAACATGCTGATCATGCTAAAGGCAAAGATCCTATGCCAAAAAAATCGAAACCTAGCAAAGGCAGTGAACAAAAGCATCCTCTAAAAGGAAAACTTGTTGGCGGCGGCGCATAGTAACACACATCATTTCATATATCTTTATAATGATAATAATGATGTATTTTTTACAAAAGATGTAAATGACCTAAAAACTTATTCTAATAAAGATTACAAATATTGTCTTATAGATAATAGCGAATGGTATAATAACTGGCAACAGTATTCTACAGATCAAAAAAAACATTTTAAGACATTTGATCTAACAATGATATCTGGTGCAAAAATGACTTGGAAAGGTATGAAGCAACTACCTAACTATTTTTGGTCCATACCATATATCAGTGGATATTATTTAAGAGACTTGATTTTTCCTGTGCAACCCGAATATCCTACAAAGTTGTTTACATCGTTGAACTTTAGAAAGAAACAGCATAGAGATTATTTGATAGATTATCTTGCAAAATACGATCTAATCGAGAACAACTATATAAGTTACAAACAGTTTTCCGTCAAGAAGAATCTTGATTACAAGTTTAAGTTTTTTGATGGTGGAGAACTTGTGCTACAAGAAGCCTACTTAAAAGATTTTGAAAGTGCTGCAAATGCACCGGAGTTCAAAGATATACCCGAACATGCATATAAAGATAGTTTGTTTAGTCTAGTAACTGAATCTAGTACAAAAGCACTTTGGATGACTGAAAAAACTACTATTCCTATGTATCACAAACGACCTTTTATTATCTTAGCAGCACCTGGATACTATGCATATTTAAAGTCTTTAGGATTTCATGTATTTGACGATGTTGTTGATACAAGTTTTGATTTAGAGCAAGATGTAGAAAAAAGGACAGAGATGATAGTTAAAGAGATAGTAAGATTGAATAAAATATCTTTAAAAAAACTCTACAAAAGAACTAGACACAGTGTGTTACATAACTTCCATCAAATAAAAAGAAAAGTACATTTTGGTGAACCTAGTTTAAAACATGTGCCTTTTGTGCTTTGGCACCATAAATACAATGTACAAGATAAAACGAAAATCGCTAGGATATTCAAATGAAAATACAAGAGATTACTGAACAAAGAGTTGACGAATTGGCGCCTATTGCTGCAATAGCTGTTCAAGCAGTATGGTGGTTATTAAAATGGGCCACTACCAAAGTAGGTTGGAGAATACTTAAATATGTTGTGTCACGACATGCGGGTAAACTTGCTGTTGGTGGTGCTGCTGCATATTACATTGATCAAGGGTGGGACTGGGTAATCGAAACAATCGGCGAAGAAGCAGCACAAATGTTGATTGATAATAAGTTTAGTATTGCAATGGCTGTTACACTTATTTTAGGTGCTGTTGCTCTTAAAAAGTTCTTTGAAAAGAAGGGCGACGAAATGGTTGCAAAATATCAAGAATCGATAAGCGAAATGACCAGTGCAGGAGCAGTTGGCGCAGTGGCAATGCCAATAGGACAAATGCAGCGTCGAGTTTCAAAGAAGAAAAAGAAAAAAGCATAAATAATAAAAAGAACTCCGGAGATAAAAATGGCTAAAAGAGATACACATTGTTCAGATAAATGTTGCGGTTCAGATGTAAAAGCTGAAGACTGCACATGCCCACCAACATGTAAACATTGTAACTGCAATGCAAAGAATGTTAGCGAAGGTCTTGCTGATATGGCAGACATGGCAGAACGTGATCACGAAGTGCAAATGGCTCGTGCTGAACTGTACAAGATTGCAAAGTATGCTATCAAACTACACGACATGCTAAAAGGTGTTTCGGAGGCCGAAGGCATTGAAGGTTGGATGCAAAGCAAGATTACCAAAGCAGCAGACTATGTAGGTTCAGTGTATCATACACTAGACTATGATATGGCAACAGAAAGCAAGAAAGTTTATAAGAGCACTCTTACAAACGAAGATGTAACAGAGTACAAAGCATCACTCAAAGAGCGTATGAGTCAAAAAAAAAGTGAGCTAACTGAACTAGGACCAGATACACTGTACAAGTATTGGAACAAGTCTTATGACGATGTTAGCGATCCAGACGGTAAAGATCCTGAAAAGCTAAAAAAGCGTAGAACTTTTATGAAAAAAGCAGCAGCACAGCACAACAAGAAAAAAGGTTGGGAACGCCCACAAGGTGTTAAAAAGTCTGCAGGCGATGCAAGCAAAAGTGCAGCAGCACTGGCTAAACATCTTGCTAAAAAAGATATGCGAACAGACGAATACACTGCACAGCAGCGTATACAAGCAGCAAAAGATAAAGCAGCAGCAGATAACGCTGAAGCAGATGCATTAGCAGCTCGTAACCGTAAAGAAAAAGAAATTGCTAAACTAATTAAAACTGGCGATGATAGAAAGTTGCATACTGCAAAAGTTGATGCAGAAAGATCAAAACTAAGAAAATCTAGAATCCAATGAAGATCAAAGAAGTAACAGAAAAGGCTCCTCCAGGTAGAGAAAAGCAAGTCAAGAAACTGAAAAAGAAGTTTGACGATCCTGGTGCGCCTTATGCTATTGCTTGGGCACAACACAACAAACACGGTAAGCCAAAGAAAAAATGACCACAGAAAATATTTTTTCAGTTCCATTGTATATTTCTGATGTGACTAACGAGGAAAAAGAAAAAATAAAATCTGCAATCTTAAATCACGATTTCATTTTTATAAAAGGTACAGAACAGGGAGCTGATAGCGATTCTCTTGGAACTGATCAAGATGAAAACTTTTTTAAGTCAGGTGATTTTGAGTTTTTTGAAATGGTTGTGAGAAAACATTTAAGCAACTATCTAAAAAGCGTAGATAGTGAAATATTAGATTTTGATATTGATGTGGCATGGGTGAATAAAACGCCAAAAGGAATGAATATACAAACTCATAATCACAGAGATGTAGATATATCATGTGTATACTATGTGCAAACAAACGGTGACGACGGAGATCTTGTTTTGTATAGTCCCAATCCTGCACTTGATACATCAAGATGGATAGGTAAAGGGAGCCAAGTTAGAATAAAACCCAAAGAAGGACAACTGATATTTTTTCCTTCTTGGTTATTGCATTCAACAACGCTAAATAACACTAACAACGAAAGAATAAGTGTTGCAATAGATTTTATGGAAACAAAATAATGAGACCTACACAAACTGACACATACAATCTTACTCCAGTTCCATCAAGCAGTAAAGCGTATGAAAAACAGCTTGTGCGTCATGCTAAAGAATGGGATACAACCTACAATCTAGCAAGTACATTCAACTGTTCACATTGTAAAAAATGGACACAAAAAGATAAATCGTCTACAAATGTAAAAACACCTCCTACTAATATCGATTTAAACTATAATGGATATTGTAATGTCTTAAAACAAGATACACAGGGTATGCAAGTCTGTAACTTGTTTATGGCAAATCACTTGATAAAGATACCTGACAACGATAAAAGACCTGAAAATGCTTGGGGTCCAAAGGACAACAGATGAAACTGGTTAACCTTTATCCAGAGTTTGCTGAAAATCCTTATCTCACTAAACCTATTGAACGACTTAAAGTTGAGACATTACCATTCAAAGATTTTGACAAAGATGGTTATGAAGTTCCTACTCCTCTTGAATATCTACATTACGAAATAAATGACGTAGAAATAAATAGAGAAATACAGTATCACATTGCACCTGCACAAGAATGGTACACAGATATTGAACAAAGCGAACACGGACTTGTACTAGATCATTGCATGTTGTTAACTCGTTATGCATTTGCAGGAGAAGCAAGAGAGCAGCTAGAAGAAGTAAAACAAAATCGTCCTATACTACAAAAACTATTAAATATCAAACCTAAATGGGGTATTGACTTTTCCTTAGACTATGTAACACACGACATAGTAATGGAAGTAATACACATAGAACAAGATTTTGATAATATAGACGAAGCACAAGCTGCAAAGGAACGTCTTGAAAGTATAATAGATAACACAGACTGGTTTGACGGAGCAATGCGTCTATATCAGCGCAAAGACGAATGGATCAATCTTTCGAGCGACGATCATTCAGATTACAAAGCACAGTTTTTTGGTTGGCACAGAGCTTTTGACAACAAAAAAGTTTTCAACATAGCGTAACCTTGTTAAATACCTTATGTTTTATTATCCATACGAGCAAAGTTTTCTTCAACGACTGAATGGAAAAATTAGCAAATCTCCCACATTAGAGCATATGGTTAGCAACCTGCACTTGCCAGAGTTTTTAAGCAAGTTGTGCATAGAGTCAAGCAATATCATTCTCGATGATTTAAAACATATTTCAAATGAAACTGTTTATTATTTTTGTCCAACAGAACCTTTGCCCTTTGTTACACCTGACTTTATGGAACAGGCAAATAAGTTGTGCAAAACAAATAACAATCATTTTTATATAGTACATAACAATCTACTTGATGATTTGGAAAACTATTATGGTACATTTTCACATATACATTTTATCAACAACATGATATTGAATGTCGGTAGAGCATATGTGGAAAGTTTGCAGTATATCAAAATGGATAAAACATATGATTTTGATAAGGCTTACATAAATCTCAACAACAAAGGTAGATACAATCGGTATTTGCTTATTGACGAGATTTACAAACACGGTTTGGAATCACACGGTTACATCAGTTGGGATAGCAAACAATCAACAGAAGACTTGTTGCACTACAGCATTGACTACAAGTTACAATACTTTAACGGCAAAAGAATACAACTAGATAATAATATCAACTATTTAGACGAATCTATAAACTCAAGAGGATTGATAAACATTTGCAGTGAGGTTCAAGAGTATTGGTTTTATGTAAAAAATATCAGTGAAAAAACCATGTATGCATTGATGACAGAAAAACCGTTTGTAGTTATAGGAGGACAAAATAATAACACTGTGTACAAGGACTACGGATTTGAAATATATGATGAACTATTTGATTACACATTTGATGCAAATGATAGTTTGGAACAAAGGATAAAAGGTGTAGTTCAAAATCTAAAATATATTTCACAACAAGATTACAACAAACTGTACAACAGTGTGCGTGACAAAACCATACATAATAAAAAACAGTTTTTGCAACTAGTGCAAAAACAGCTGGAATACAGCAAAGACTTGATTTCACTGTTGAGCAAGGATAGCGATCATCCTGATATGATCAAACACAAAGGATACTACAATGGCGTCATTCAGTTACTGGAGAACTAAAAGGTATCTCGACAGTGTAGGTGAAGGCTTTTGCTTGGAAAAATGGCACAGCAATACTGTGCATTTAGGCACAGGTACAGAGCACGGCTGTCATCATGTAGCGCCTGTCAAAATACCGCTAGAAGAAATCAAAAACAATCCTTATGCATTATTCAACCACTCTCATAAAAGACAAGTCCGTCAAGAAATGCTACAAGGTAAAAAACCAGACGAATGTGCATACTGTTGGAGAGCAACAAAAACACAAGATAGGGTGCTACAAAGCAGCAAGTATTACAACTGGGAAAACAGAGATCAGGCCACCGGCGAATACAGTTTGCCCAAATATCTAGAAGTGAGTTTAGGAAACACTTGCAATCTAGCATGTGCATACTGCGGTCCTAGTTTCAGCAGCAAATGGGCAAGCGAAATAAAACAACATGGAAATCTGCATCATATAGGTTATGTACCAACTATTACCAAAGATAATCCTTATAAAAAAGCGTTTATGGAGATATGGCCTAACTTACATCCTGGATTAGAAGAGTTGAGATTCACTGGTGGCGAACCTTTGCTGTATCATGAAATATTTGATCTCATAAAAGATGTTAATGAAAAATGTGATGTTATCATTAACACAGGATTGGGAGTTCCAAAAGATTTACTGGAAAAGTTTTTAGAGAAATCCTCACATATTGACACAGTGATATTTGCTATCAGTGGAGAGAGTGCAGGTGCTCAAGCGGAGTACACTAGACACGGTATCAACTACAACGACTTTTTGAAAAATGTTGAGTTGATATCAAAACAGCACAATGCTGATATAGAACTGATGACGGTTTACAATGCACTGTGTCTAGAATCATACACTGATTATATTTCAGATATGCAAAACATTGCCAAAGTAGATATAGGTGTAAGTGAACTCACTACACCCAGTTTCTTACATCACAGTCTGTTTGATGTAAATAAACAGCATCATTTAGATTTTTTAAAAAAGCACAACTCTAAAGCACACAGTCAGCTGGAAAGTATCTTGACAAAAGAACAAAAATATGATATAGTAGTTGAGCGTGAAAATTTTAAAAAATTTGTGAATGCTTACGATCAGCGTAGAAACACAGATTTTACACAAACATTTAAAGTATTAGGAGAACTTATATGAGCGACAGAGTTTATGGCACAGAAGAAAAAGCAAAACTAGAGAGACTTATTCGCGAAGGAGTTACAGTCCAACAGGAGATTGAAGATTTGCAAGGTGGCTTAAAAGAAACTATTAAAGCAGTTGCCGAAGAACTCAATGTAAAACCCAGTCTTATTAACAAAGCAATCCGTGTTGCTAAAAACCGTGATTGGGGACGCCATCAAGACGAGTTTGAAGATTTGGAAACCATTGTTGCTATCACAGGTTACGACAAAGACGCATAATGCATCTAGTTACTGCTCCAGACAAATATGGAAAACATAATCCTTCATTTGAAGAGATTATGGTATTAAATCCTGATAATTTGCATTTTTTAGAATGGTGCGAAGAAGGTGAGGATATTGAAACTGTACTTGAATATGCTAGTCCTCAAGTTGAAGACTATATTAGAAGACTGATAGAAGAAGATAGATTTCACTATCATTGCAATGCATTAAATGATGGCGTGCAAAAGCAATCGTACCACAAAGTCTGGGCTAACAGTGATTTGTTTTTTGCATGGCAGACGCCTGTAAAAACAAATGTTAATGCTAAAAAACTTTTCCACTGTCAAGCATATGTCACCAAGTATCACAGAGATCTGTTTTTTGATGCAGTTTACAAAACAAAACTAGACAAAGTAGCAACACTTGCATATAGCCAAGTTCAATACGAAGGCATTGAAAAATATGCAGACTATGTGCGCAAAGAATATGTGTGGCAAGAAAAATACAAACAGTATTACACAGCATTTGAAGGACATGATGCCGATTTAGTGCATGATGAAAAAAGCAATCCTGCACCACCACTAGAAGTATGGAATCAAAGTGCTGTAAATATCGTGCCAGAAACATTTTATCACCGCATAGGTATTACAGAAAAAACTTATCATTGCATGTTGTTTGAAAAACCTTTTCTAATGCTTAACGGACAACATAGTCACAAGTATTTGCAAATAGAAGATTACAAACTGTATGACGATGTGTTCGATTATTCATTTGATAGCAAAGACAAAATAGAAGATAGAGTTTTCGATATAGTAGAGCAGCTGAAAGATTTACAAAACAATGACTATGCTAACCTTTATAAAAGTTTGTATGAAACTGTGCTACACAACAAGAAAACCTACATTAGGCATTTGCTAGAAGAACCATTGCCCGAACTGTTTGAATACAAGAATGCTGTGTTTACACCCGAAGCAGATAAGATAATGCAAGGCATTCTCAAGGCAAAAAAACAAGCAGCAGATATTAAAATTTAATCTTTTTTGTAGCCATTGGAAATATAGGATGTGTGTCATCACAGCCAGGACACAACGTGCATTGAGGAATAGGCCGATTGTGATTAGCAAAAAATGCATCAAGTTCTTGTTTTGTACTGAAAGGATCACCTGCACGATATTGTTTTAATAAATCTACAGCTCGTGGTTCGATGCTAAACTGTAAAAACAAGTCATCTTTTAATGCAGTCAAATGACATTGGTATAGTTTACCTTTGTGAAAAAAGTTACAGGGTTCATCTTCTCCAATGCACAACTGATAAGCATCATTTATGTTGCTGTGATGCAAATACCAAGTTTTATCCTGTATATGGTCAATAGCATTTTTTATAAAATAATAAGTGGTTTCTAAAACTGCCAGTCGCTGTCGTGTTTTCCTATCATAGTACTCAATGCCTTCATCAACTTTGACTGTTTTATATTTGCGATCTTTGATTATTTCGTGTAAGTTGTGTTTTATTTCATCATACATGGCAGGATCATGTACACAAATATTTAGATAGTATCCAGTGTCTATTATCTGCCGAGCAAGGTCGGCTTTGGTGCCTAATAAAGTTCCGTTAGTAGCAACATAGTGTTCTTCTGCATCCGGCCAAAGTTTTTTCAGTTCTAGAACCCATGTCATAATATCAGGATTTGTAAATGGTTCTCCGCCATGCACTGTGACTATTTCAATGTCAACAAGTTCACTCCACTTGGTGTAATAATCTGCATAGTCTGCAAACTTGACATGTCCTCTAAAGTTGTAGTTGTTGAAACTTTCACACCCATCACAGGTTAGATTACAAGTATTGGTAATATTGAACGCTGCATCTTCTATCACATGCTTTCTCATAACATATTTATATACACACTCGATGGACTAAATATTTTCCATGCATTATGTTGTTACATTAGATAATATAAACGATCCAACAGGGTTAGACACAGATGTTCCCGACGATGCCACACATTTGCATTTTTTGTATTGGGAAGAAGAAGCCCATACAAAGCAAGAAATGCTGTATTTCATCAGTGGCAATGCAAAAAAACTTGTACAAAAAAATGCATACACATATCACTGCAATATACTAGGCCCAAAACACATCGAAAACACTGCCAACTATCAAGCATGGCCTGATTACGATTTGATATTGGCATTTCAAAAGCCTAGAAAAATCAAGCACGATATTGTATATAAGTTTTGTTGTATGCAAAACAGTTTGGGATATCATAGAGATTACATATGTGATAAACTATATGGCAAAGACGGTTTGTTATCATACAATGAACTCAACAGCGATGAAGGATACCTATACGAAAAGTATTTAGAAGACTGCAAACGCTATCCGCTGTGCGAGAAAAAATGGCAAGGACAAATACCAAAGTTTTTACCATGGAGCGATCACGACAAAGATTTTGTCGTAGAATATGCAGACAATCCGCCTCCACCTTTGGACTATTGGGAAAAGTGTTTGATTAATATTGTAACTGAAAGCTATTTTGATATACTTGATATCACAGAAAAATCATTCAGCAGCGTTATACACGGTAGACCAACTGTGATTGTTGGTGCTGAAAATGTTAATAAATATCTTTTTGATACATATGGACTTGAACCGTTGCCTGGCATAGATTACAACTTCGATGCATATGAAAATCTCACAGACAGAATAGACGATTTGTGCGAACAGATAATCCACAAAGATTTTGACGAACAAAAAATGCTAAAAACAGCAAAATATAATCAACAAGCATTGATAAAATATATTGCCAATATGCCACTTCCGCAAGTGCTTGATAGTGCAGCAGTGTTCAGTGAAAACAGTGAAAAAATTAAACAGCGTATTCGCAAAATACAACACTTGACAAAAAATCTTGTCAGTGTATAATAAACTTAAAAGGAGAAATCATGATTCAAACCAAAGTGCCAGTTTGTTGGCAAGACCAAAACTTTTACAGTTTACCATATGAGAGTGCAGGCGGATATGGGCAAGATGAGTACATCATGTATGGACATGATAACTACAAAGCTATTATTAATAATGATGTTGTTGTAGGCAAAAAAGAAGACATGCCAGATTTCATTTATCAGGTTATTGAAGACTTGCCTGATCACGATCATTACGAAGTGGCATTTTACAGAACACCTCCTGCAAACATTTTGCCCGTCCACAAAGACATGTATGCCAAGTTTATGGTAATGCATGATATTAAAGATGTTGATCAAATCACACGATACATTGTGTTTTTGGAAGATGCAAAACTAGGACACATGTTCCAGATTGAAAAAACTGTTTTTGCAGACTGGAAACGGGGCGATGTTATTGGATGGAAAGGCAGCACACCACACGCAGCGTACAACATGGGTATTGAACACAGATATACACTACAGGTTACAGCATATGACAGATAAAGTTGTTGTAGGGTTAGACCAAAATCAAGAACTAGAAGCAGATATTGTAAAACTATGTTACACAAACAACGAAGTTAATGTTCTTAACTATATGGAAGAAGGTTACAGTAAAGACGATATCATAGAACTTGTTGACAATGATACTTTCACTGATTTTGTTGAAAACTACACATTCAAACTGCATTGCACTCATTTGGATCCTTACACCGATAAAGAAGATATCCACGAAGAGTTTCCGGGCTATATGATGCTTACAGGTATACAACCTTTAAAGTATGAAAAAAATATTGAAAAGTTTTTTTGTTGTCAAAATCTAAGTTTGGGATATCATAGAGATTACCTTTTAGATAAACTATGGGATGCAGACTTGTTTAAAGATGGATATATCAGTTATTGGCAAGCAAAACAAGGCGATGACGACGATAACTTGTATGCAAAATATTTAAATGACATAAAAAATAAAACACTGCATCGTAAATGGCAAGATCAAATATATAAATGGTTTGATTATGAAGAATACGAAGACAGATTAGTTTATGATTATTGGGACAATCCTCCGCCACCGCATAAGACATGGAACGCAACTGTATTTAACATAGTAACTGAGAGCTATTTTGATGTTCCAACACATAACACAAAATATCTAAGCGAAAAAACATATAGTTGTCTATTTCAAGCACAACCATTTGTACTAGTAGGATGTCAGCATCAACACAAATATCTGCAGGATGCTGGATTTTTATTATATGATGATGTTTTTGATTATAGTTTTGATGCATTACCCACAATAGAACAAAGAATTGATGCATTAGTTGATCAAATAAAAAATCTAAATAACACTTGGGCACTGCAAAAACGACTTGAAGAAAGAGCATTTAAAAATCAAGAGATTATTTTTAAAAAAATACAAAATATGGAACTTCCAGACATATTGTTCAGCAATGAGCACAGGTTTTTACCATATGCAAAAAAGCACAGAGATGATATTTTCTATGCTAAAACATTTGTAGACAAATATGTGTAACTGTGTTAAAATAAGTTTTATTAGGAGAGTCCATGCCATATGTAGATGCATTTTTTGACAGAGACGCTGACATCATTCGTTGTGTAGAACGCAAGGAAGGCAAGCGTCTATATAATGAATATCAAGCAAAATACACATTCTACTATGAAGATCCACGTGGCAAATACAAAAGTATTTTTGGAGACCAACTTCAACGTGTAGTATGCAAGAATACAAAAGACTTTCGCAAGGAACTTGCTATCAACAAAGGCAAGAAAATGTTTGAGTCTGACGTAAATCCAATATTCCAATGTTTGAGTGAAAACTATCTTAACCAAGATGCACCAAAGTTGAATGTGGCGTTTTGGGATATCGAGACTGACTTTGATCCAGACAGAGGTTTTGCTCCAGTAGAAGATCCGTTTATGCCAATCACTGCTATTACAGTGCATTTGCAATGGCTGGATATGTTGATTACAGTTGCAATGCCGCCAAAAGGTTTGCCATTTGAAGAAGCAGCAGCAATGTGCAGAGAACGTTGGGGCGAGCAGTGTATACTGTTTCCAAACAGCAAAGAAGGCGAAGGTGATATGCTGGAAGCATTCCTTGACTTGATTGAGGATGCAGATATCCACAGTGGTTGGAACAGCGAAGGTTATGATGTTCCATACACTATCAACAGAATACAACGTGTGTTAAGCAAGGATGACACAAGACGTTTTTGTTTGTGGGGACAGTTGCCCAAGCGTAGAGAATATGAAAAGTTTGGCAAGATGAGTGAAACATATGACACTATTGGCAGAGTACATATGGACTATCTCAACTTGTATCGCAAGTACACTTACGAAGAACGTCACACATATAGACTAGATGCTATTGGTGAAATGGAAGTTGGCGAAAACAAAACTGTGTATGAAGGCACACTTGATCAACTTTACAACAACGACTTTGAAAAGTTTATTGAATACAACAGACAAGACGTTGCATTGCTTGACAAACTGGACAAGAAACTGCGTTTTATTGATCTTGCAAATGAGATTGCACACGACAACACAGTGCTACTACAAACAACAGCAGGCGCAGTTGCAGTTACAGAACAGGCGATTGTTAATGAAGCACACAGACGTGGTATGCAGGTGCCTAACAGAGTGAATCATGAAGGCAACACAGCAGCAGCAGGTGCTTATGTTGCGTTTCCAAAGAAAGGCGTGCATGAATGGATTGGATCAATGGACTTGAACAGTCTATATCCAAGTATTATTCGTGCAATGAATATGGCACCAGAAACTA